CGAAATTGGCGGGTTATTGCTCTGCAAGACTCCGGAAGAGCTGGTTGAACAACGTAATGCACATTACGCCAAACAAGCAAATGCTCAAGCCGAGGCTGTAGACAATAGCTTAATGCGTCAGAGCGACCCGAGAATGCCTCTCTTTAGGGAGAACAAATCCTCGACTAGCTTTGGCAAAGGTGCTTAACTTTTTATAGGAGTCTTAAATGGCTTATCCCACCGTCAGCAAGACGTATGGCTTTAAACCTCTAAATCGATTAGATGGTCTACCATACGCCGGAGCGATCCGTCAAATCCCCATTGCAGCTGCTTACGCTACTGCGATTCTCAATGGCGATACTGTTCAAGTGGACACAAACGGCTACTTAGTAGCTTCTACTGTTACTAGCTCAGGAAACATTGTTGGTGTGTTAATTGGTTGTGCTTATACAAACTCTGCTGGTCAGCCAGTTCAGGGCCAGTATTACCCAGCTGCTACATCAACTTCTACAGCGTTGGCTTTTGGCTATGTTGTGGATGATCCAAGCGCCATATTCAAGGTTGTTGCGACTGTTGCCGCTGGAACTACTCCCACAGCTTATAGCCGTGCGATTGTTGGTTCTAACGTAGCTATTGTTCTCAACGTAGGCTCTACCACTACTGGTGATTCGTATTATGGTATTGATGGCTCTTCTGCCAACACTACTAATACGTTGCCTGTTCGCGTAGTTGATGTTGTTCCAGATACTGCGACTGGCCCTGCCAACGTAGCTGCCTCGACTTATTACGAGTTCCTTGTTAAATTTAACACCGCACAGTACAACAGTACTACCGGTATCTAAGGAGTAATTAATCATGGCAATTTCACGCGCACAACTACTTAAAGAGTTGCTCCCCGGACTTAATGCATTGTTCGGCCTTGAGTACGCCAAATATGGCGAAGAGCACAAAGAGATCTACGATACAGAGACATCTGAGCGTAGCTTTGAAGAAGAAACAAAACTGTCTGGTTTCTCAGCAGCTCCTGTCAAGAACGAAGGCTCAGCCATCGCTTATGACAATGCTCAAGAAGCATGGACAGCTCGTTACAACCACGAAACCATCGCTTTGGGTTTCTCGCTGACCGAAGAGGCCATCGAAGACAACTTGTACGACAGCTTGTCTGCTCGCTACACCAAAGCATTGGCCCGTGCTATGGCTTACACCAAGCAAGTTAAGGCTGCCGCAGTCTTGAACAATGGCTTTACCGCTGGTTATACCGGTGGTGACGGCGTAGTTTTGTTCAGCGCTTCACATCCTTTGATTACTGGTGGCGTTAACAGCAACATCCCATCTACCGCAGCCGATTTGAACGAGACTTCTTTGGAAGCCGCGGTTATTCAAATCTCCTTGTGGACAGACGAGCGTGGCTTGTTGATCGCAGCTAAGCCTAAGAAGCTAATTGTTCCTCCATCATTGATGTTCGTTGCTACTCGCCTCTTAGAGACTGAGTTGCGCGTCGGCACTACCGATAACGATATCAACGCATTGAAGAACAACGGTTCCATCCCTGATGGATACGCAGTAAATCACTTCTTGACCGATACAAACGCTTGGTTCTTGACCACAGACGTTCCTAACGGCATGAAGCACTTTGTGCGTTCACCTTTGGCTCAGTCCATGGATGGTGACTTTGATACTGGTAACGTCCGTTACAAGTCTCGCGAGCGTTACAGCTTCGGCTGGTCTGACCCTCTCGGAATGTACGGTTCTGCCGGCGCCTAATAGGCTAAAAGAAAGGGGTCCTAGTGGCCCCTTTTTTTGTTTAGAACATTGTGAATATTCATGTAATGGTGTATATTCAAACCAGTCTAGGAATTTATACCTGTACCAGCCAGCCTAGTGGACGATGCACAGATGGTACAGGGACTTGTGCATAAAGGAGATCCTCATGGGATTCGCAACTCACCTCGGCCCTTGGTTATTGGGCACTGTTAAAAACACAACTGGCACTACTGCTGGCACTATTCAAAACACTGGCACTACGCTTGTTAGCCAGACTGATAAAGTAGTTTATGACGGCGCTGTTTACACCGCTGACACTACAACTTCACTATTTACCCTTCCTGCTGGATCGCAAATTGTTAGTATCTTTGTTGATACGCTAGTAGCTTTTACAGGCTCTACTGCGGCTAACATGTCATTAGGTATTACAGGCTCAACCGCTTTGTATTGGGCTTCAACAGACATTACTACACAAGGCCGTTTGGCTAACACTGGTGCTGCTGCCAAGTTAGGTAATTGGGCTGGCGCAACATCTACTGCTTCTCCAAACGGTATCGGTATCGGCCCAACAGACGTAACAGTTATTGCTACTTTACGCCCAACAGTCGCTAACGTAACTGTTGGTACTGTTCAGTACACCATTGTTTACGCAGTGGCAGACTCTACTGGCGCGCAATCACCAGCTTACAACCAAGTCTAATTAATCACGGGGGCTTCGGCCCCTACATAACAGGAGATTAATTATGATGCAGACAGACGTAAAACAAGCTCACTTAAACGTAAGTGGCTTTATGGTACTTAACAGAACCCGCGTAAGAGGAATTTCTTTTACTGGTACCGCAACTGCTGGATATGTTTCGTTGTTTGATACAACAACAGCCCCAGTTACAACTGCAACTTATGGCCGTTCATCAACCACCATAACAGTCACCCAAACTTCTCACGGCTTAACAACTGGTGACACCATTGGTATTGACTTTGCGGCAGGAACGGGCGGAACAGCCACTAACGGAAACTATGTAGTAACTGTTACTAACTCAAGCACCTTTACGGTTACAGACATTAACTCCGGAAACATTACTGCCGGTGCAGCAATGGTTTACGCCAGCCGCTGGTTATTGACTTATGACGTAGCAGCCAGCGACAGTTTTAACAACTCACCTTTTATTCCAGGAGAAGGTGTTGTGGCGGTTAATGGTGTTTATGCCCAAATGTCTAACTTATCTGCGGTAAATATTTACTATGGCTGAGTCTAAGAAAGCAGTTCTGACGGGGCGTAAGCTGTTTATTGGCATACCCTGTCACGATGGTCGCTTGAACGTCAAGACCGCATATGCTATCGCGCAGTTAATGCCCGAAGCTATGCGCCTTGGCGTTGCTGTTACGCTATCGGACATCTCAAACTGCTCCATCATTACGATGGCGCGTAATTCTTTGGTGGCTGAGTTCTTAAAAACAGACTGCACAGAGTTATTGTTTATTGATTCAGATGTCGTGGTAACGCCAGGAGACATCCTGCGTTTAATGGCTCAAAGTAGCGACAAAGATATTACTGCCGGAACATATCCACGCAGGGCTAGTGACAAGAAATTCTTTACAGATCTGTATTTTGATGAGAACAATGAACTTGAGTTTGATGGCTCATTGATGCGTGTTAAACGTATTGGTACAGGTTTCATGCTTATCCAGCGCCATGTCATTGAGGAAATGGGTAAAGCCCATCCTGAGTGGTCATACAAAAACAAGATTACAGGCGAAAGAATTTATTCGTTGTTTGACTTTGAAATCAGAGATGACCAGTATGTTGGTGAAGACTACTTGTTCTGCGACAGAGCGGCAGATATGGGGTTCACGGTTCACGTTGACGTAGATATCAGTCTGCCTCATATTGGTAGCGAAATGTTCACCAATAACTTCCGCGAGAATGTTGTTATCCCATTATTGGAAAACATTCGAGAGTCTCGTCTGAAAGTTGTAAATGGCTAAAACACCAGCATGGCAACGCAAGGAAGGCAAGAACCCCAAGGGTGGCTTAAACGCCAAGGGCCGAGCCTCTGCGAAGAAAGAAGGCATGAACTTGAAACCTCCGCAACCAGAAGGCGGATCAAGGAAAGACTCATTTTGCGCCAGAATGACTGGCATGAAAAAGAAGTTGACATCCGCAAAAACAGCGAAAGACCCGAACTCTAGGATTAACAAAAGCCTACGAGCATGGAACTGCTAAAGGAGCAAATTATGGCTACCAAAATGAATCAAAAATTTAGACAAATGCGTGGTTTGGATGATGATCCTGATGAATATGGAAGTGTTCGTCCTGAAGGTTTTTCTAAAGAACTTGATCGTTTAAAAGACATGCGTAATGAGCGTGTTAAAAATGCCGTTATTTCAACCGCCAAAGGAACGGCTAAATCCATGATTCCTGGAATTGGCACGGCAATGGCTGGTGAAGACATGGCAACTACAGGTCGCGAAGCTGACATGGCTAATCGCTTGCAAGATTTAAAAGAAGCCATGAGAAGTAGCGCGGATAGAGAAATGTCCAACCAAGCTCGCCGTGAATCTCGCGGTGTTAAAGAAACCCAAGAAGATTTGGGACTTGCTATGAAAAAGGGCGGTAAAGTTTCTTCTGCCTCCAAGCGCGCAGACGGCATAGCCCAGCGCGGTAAAACTCGTGGAAAAATCTGCTAATGGACGCACATTTGATTTGGTCAGCAGTTTTATCTATTGTGATGGGAGTCTTTGGCTTTCTCATGCGGGAGAAACTCAACCAAGTAAAAGACATTGGTGAAGATGTCAAACGTGTCGAGCGCCTTTTAAACATAACTCGCGAGGAGATTGCCCGTGATTACTCTACTAACACAGAAGTGCAAAGAATTACTGACCACATTGACCAACGCTTCAATCGCCTTGAAGCAAAGATTGATCAGCTTATTCAAGCGGGGCGATGATGCCAAGCACTAGTAAGAAACAGCACAATTTCATGGAAGCGATAGCACATTCGCCATCGTTCGCCAAGAAAGCAGGAGTTCCCCAATCAGTGGGGAAAGATTTTAGTAAGGCCGATAAAGGCAAAACTTTTAAAAGAGGTGGTGAAATGGCTACAAAGATGGGTAAACCAATAATGAAACCCGGTATGAGCACTGCAAAACTTGGCATGAAGCGTCCTACGCCAATGGCTGATACAGCTATGACTGGCATGATGAAAAAAGGCGGCAAAATCAAGAAGATGGCTGGTGGTGGCTTATCTTCTGGCCACAAGTCTGCTGATGGTATTGCATCTAAAGGCAAGACTAAAGGCAAGCAAGTCAAAATGGCTGGCGGCGGATACTGCTAAGGACTCATCATGGCTGATATCAAATATCCTGATTCCACTCCGGTGGATGAGCCTGTTGTTAAAGACTACAAGCCACCAATTGCTGGTAGTGACATTAGGGCTGAAAAGGAGCCTAAACCAAAGACAACTAAAAAATTGTCTTCTGGTGGCACTGCGTCTAGCCGTGGTGATGGCATTGCTCAGCGTGGTAAAACTCGCGGAAAGATGTGTTAATTATGAGAGCAAGTCGCGGAATGGGGGATATCTCCCCCTCAAAGATGCCTGGCGGTAAGCGTAAAGCTCGCCGTGATGACACTGACTTTACTCAGTACGCCGATGGTGGACCAGTTGGTTTGTATGCCAACATTAACGCCAAGAGAAAACGTATAGCTGAAGGCTCTGGAGAAAAGATGCGTAAACCAGGTGCTAAAGGCGCCCCTAGTAAGGCTGATTTTATCCAATCTGCCAAAACCGCAAAGAAGTAACAAATGGCATACACCACCGGCGCTACCCTATTCAACATGGAGTTCACAGAGCTCGCTGAAGAGGCGTGGGAGCGCGCTGGGCGTGAGATGCGTTCTGGCTACGATTTACGTACAGCCCGACGCTCTTTAAACCTCATGACAATTGAGTGGGCTAACCGTGGTCTAAACATGTGGACTATTGAGACTGGCACCATTAACTTGACGCAAGGTCTTAATACGTATGCCCTGCCAACCGACACGATTGACTTGCTTGACCATGTGATTCGAACGCAGCCCAATGTGGCGTCAACCCAGTCAGATTTGAGCATCACGCGCATTAGTGTTTCTACATACGCCACGATCCCAAACAAGTTAACTCAAGGCCGCCCAATCCAAGTATGGATACAGCGCTTGTCTGGCGAAACAAACCCAACTAATGCCACCCTATCTACAACCATTAACTCAACAGCAACATCGATTGTGTTGAGTTCTGTAACAGATTTGGCAGGCTCTGGTTTTATTAAGCTAGATAGCGAAATCATCTACTACACGTACATAGATGGCACTACGCTGGGCGGAGTGTTCCGTGGCCAAGCAGATACCACAGCAGCCTCGCATACGGCCACAGCGGCTGTTTACGTGCCCCAGCTGCCCGCTATCACCGTGTGGCCTACACCAGATGGTTCACAGCCTTATCAGTTTGTCTATTACCGTATGCGCCGTATCCAAGATGCAGGATCTGGTATTCAAACGGCAGACATGAATTTCAGATTCTTGCCAGCAGTAGCGGCAGGATTGGCTTACTACATTGCTATGAAAGTTCCAGAATTGGCCGGACGTATTGACATGCTCAAACGCGTGTATGACGAGCAATACCAATTGGCAGCCGCAGAAGATCATGAGAAAGCTACGTTGCGTCTAGTACCTCGCATTGCCTTCATAGGTGGAGGCGGTGTCTAATGGCAACGCCGTATGCATCAGGTAAATACTCGATTGCCGAGTGTGATCGGTGCGGCCAGCGTTATAAGTTAAAGCAGCTGAAGACTGAGGTCATCAAGACAAAGACGTATCAGTTAAAGGTTTGTAGTGTTTGTTGGGACCCTGACCAGCCGCAGTTGCAATTGGGTATGTATCCAGTTGTTGATCCACAAGCGGTGTATCAGCCCCGTCCAGACACAACATATGTATCTGCTGGATTGAATGGTTTGCAATTGACAAACGGAACAAATGGTGGAAACCCAACTGGTGGTTCACGCGACATTCAGTGGGGCTGGTATCCGGTTGGC